GCGGCGGCGGTAACGCTGGAAGCCAATCTGTTACCTCTACCGCAGGAACAGCCAACACGGGCGGCGGCGGCGGCGGTGGTGCCTACTACGGCGGCACCAACGGTGGTACGGGACGATCCGGCGGCTCCGGCGTGGTCATCCTCCGCATGGCGACAGCGAACTACAGCGGCACGACCACGGGCAGCCCGACCGTGACCACCAGCGGCAGCGACACGATCCTGACCTTCAACGCATCCGGCTCTTACACGGCGTAACCACATGGCACACTTCGCTGAAATCGACTCCGATAACAAGGTCATCCGCGTCATCGTCGTCTCCAACGACCTCGAGGCCAACGGTGCCCAATGGTGCCACGACACATTTGGCGGAACCTGGGTGCAGACCTCCTACAACGCCACCATCCGGAAGAACTACGCCGGGCAGGGGTACACCTGGGATTCCGTCAAGGACGCCTTCATCCCACCCCAGCCCTACCCATCATGGCTCCTCAACGAGGACACCTGCCAATGGCAGCCCCCGGTAGCCATGCCCCAGGACGGCCAGATGTACTCCTGGGACGAACCCAGTCTCTCTTGGGCGACAATCCCGCCTCCCTGACGGTTCCCTTCTAGAGCCACCAGGAGGAGCCAGGATGCGTCCGGGCACCCCAAGGCTACCCAGGTAGCCAAAGACCCCACGGACGCCTCCTAGGCACCAAGGAACCCCGGGAAACGGCCTTCAGGGAGACAGGGGAGACAAGGACCCCCAGAGCTGCCCAAGGACACCCAAAGTCACCTATGGAACACCCGTACCTTCGGAACAACCGAGGGACGGATCCCCGCCCTGGGTCGGGACAAAGAACCCAGGTGCCATGCCTCCGCGGGGGCTCTGACAGCCAGTTGGACAGGATCCAACGACTGCCATCCTCCTGTCCGTGATAGGTACTCAGGACTCCTGAAGACAATGGACTTCAGACAACCCCTGGGGACGACATCATGGGGACTTGGATAAGGAACTAGAGACAGAGTTACAAGGGTCTTGGAGCCATCTAAAGGCATCCAAAGGACACCTCTGGATAGACAAAGGTACATACGGCTTGGCGTAAGTTATCGGACACTCTAGGACAATGGACAGGGACATGGCCTAGGGATCGAATCCACTACAGATATGGACAAATAGGTCATAAACGATCCAGACTGACGCTGTTCCCTATGGAACACCGTCAAGACACCGAAACATGCCAAGGACTACCCGGGGGGAGACGCAGTCAGGGGACTGCAAGTACCCGGGGAACAAGCCTTGGAGTAGTTACTGTCGTGGCTGTAGGTGCCCTCGGTGCATGGATGGGGCAAGGGCGCACAGTCTCAAAGTCCGGACCTCACCGCTGGTTGAGGCCAAGAAGGCTTTGGTGGCCATCAGAAAGACCAAGTGCCATGACTGCGGCTGGGACAGGATCCCCGCCGTCCTTGAGTTCCATCACCTAGTCGTAAGTGAGGACAACAGCCGGATCGGTATGCTTGTCTCTACGGGGTCTTCAATCGAACGACTCCTCCGGGAACTGGACAAGGGCGTGTACCTATGCCCGACCTGTCACACCTGCCGGCACTACAACCCGAACACGGGCAAGGTTGAGCTGTTCAACCAAGAACTGCGGTGATGTGAGGTTCTGTCGGTCGCCGGCCCTGAAGGTCTACAGGTTGTCACAGGGAGTCCTCGAGGAGACCCTGCTCGATGTCTGCCTATGGACATATGGGAGACAAGTTCATCAGGATCCGAGGGCAGAGGTGGAAGCTCCGCTTCGTGCCCAACCTCGGAGACAAGGCAGGGGAATGCGACTACGGAGCCAGGGTGCTCCGGATCGCCTTCGGGCAACCCCAGGAGGAAGAACTGGACACCGTGGTCCATGAGATCCTCCATGCGGCCTACCCGGACATCGAAGAGGCTGCCGTAGGGGAAACAGGGGAAGCGATAGCCAAAGTCCTCTGGAGGTTGGGCTGGAGGAAGTCCAAGGTTTGACGCAAAATTGCGAAGTGGTCATCGCAGGGGCCGGCGTCGAGGTTCCCCCCGTGGGGGTGCCGGTCCTACCTGTGGGCGGTCCGGGGATGCCCGTAGGGGTCCCGGGGCACCGTCCCGCGCCACCGATGCGAGAATCCGCCTACACATAGGCGCGTAGCACGAGATATGGTATCCGGTGCGCCGGTCTAGCCGGTGCCGGGCGTGTGCCAGGATCGCCGGGGGGCATCCGGAGCTGCCTTCATGGTTAGCCTGAAGTTAGAGCTCCGGCTTTATGCGTTTGAAGAAAGTTCGTGAATCTGTCTCATATGATGGTTGACGAAGCGAGACATAGCCGATACCATCCTCGGCACCCCGCAGCGTAAGCGGGGGACAACCGCAACTAGACCGAAAGTAGGCAAGCCATGTCAATCGTTGACGCGCTCTTCACTCTGTTCTGCATCGTGCCCCTTGCGTTTGCCGTGACGCTCTCCGCGTTCGGCATTGCGTATCCGGTTGTTTCCGATGCCGTTCGCGCTCTCCGCAGCTAACCGAAAGTAGGCAAGCAATGGTTCAGAATCGTATCCGCGTCGGGACCGTCATCGAGCGTACCCATCGTCCGTATGACTTGATCCCAGCGTTCATCGGGGAGCTGCGCCGGGTAGCCGGGGAATCCGCCGTCTCCGCCGTCATCCAACGATGCGCGTCCAGCATCGGCCCATCGTTTGTGTCATTCATGGACTTGGACTACTCATGGAATCGCGCCGAGGATGACGCCGAGCTCGCCGCGTACCTGGAATCGGATGATTGCTCCTGGGACGTGAACGCGCTTATCGACGCATTGTCCGCCGAGGCTCCCAGCTACCTTTACTTTGGCGCCCATGAGAGTGACGGGGCGGACTACGGGTATTGGCCGGCATGGGATGCGATCCAGCATGACGCCGTGCCGGTGGCCAAGTATGACTCTAGGCGCGGCGCGGACCTGCTGGCCGTCTCGGACCTGGCCGAGGTTCCCGCCGATTACTACGGCCTGGTCTACCTGGTCAACGATCACGGGAATGCCAGCATGTACGACGCGCGTCGGTATTCGGCGTCCGATGCTGGGCACGTGTTCACGCTGGTATGGGATTGCGTCTAACCGCGCCTAAGTGAACCGCCCCTAACCCCGTCTAACCCGCGGGGTCCTGGGGCGCGTCATGTAGCCGCGCGTTAGCACCTAACCGAAAGTAGGTCCCGATGAAGCTCTCCGATTACCGTGCCGCTCACCCTCTCGCGTCTGCCGTCCATTCCCAACTAGGCCGTCCGCCCGTCTCCGAATTGCTAGACACTCTCCGGGATGTCTCCGAACATGGCGCAGACTCCGGATTCCACGGATTCATTTACTACACCGATACCGTCTCTTTCGCCAAGCGGCACCGCGTGACCATCCTTGAATCCCTCCGGGAGTTTGCTTCCGACATGGGCGAGAGGGACCCGGTGTCCCTGGTCATGGGGTTCCGGTGCGTGAAGCAAGCCGACGTTTCCCCTGAAGCCGTCTCGGTAGCTCTTTACGGGGGCCGGATTCCCCCAGGCGTTTCCGCTAATGACGTGGATGCCGTCCTGAATGGCCTCGCCTGGTATTCCCTGGAATCGGTCGCACACAGTGTCTCGGATCGTTGATATCCTCGCATAAGGATCATCCCATGATTCCCGCACCATCCATGACCATATCCGCCAGGATCGCCCGAATCGTCCTAATGGTTGACCGTGGCGACTGGAAACACTCCCGGATTCCCGCGTACCGGATCATTGCCGAGTGCGAACGCTTGACCGAGGGACGCGCCGTCTCCCTCCTGACTGACTCCGAGCGCCAATGGCTCACCGGCGTCGTCGTTTGGGTCTCCGAGACGCTTGAGGATGCCGCTAGGGGCGAGGGGGTCTACATGGAATGAGTTAGCGCCGCCCGAAACGGTGCCGGATTCATCCGGTGCCGTCGATCCGGAGCGTAATTCCGGATCCTGATGATGGGCAGATTCCCCAGGAGAAAGTAGGAACCGATGCGTATCACGATCACTATCGACGCGGACAACGACGCATTCACAGACGAGTACGAAGGTACTCCCCATGTCGGCCCGGAAGTAGCGCGGATCCTCCGCAAGCTTGCGAGACATGCCGAGGATGGTGAGATGAACGACGGGGATCGCCTGATTGACTGCAACGGGAATACATGTGGCCGCGTCCGGATTGGGGGTGCCAAGTGAGAACCATCGAGATTCCCCTGATGACCGCCCGCGAATTGTCCACGGCGGCCCTTGAACGTGCCATCGATGGCTGGCGGTCATCCTCCGATGAGATTCCGCACCAGGATGAAGTGATTGATTCCCTGAAGGCTTGCATCGGGCATTCCCCGTTCCGGATGGGACGCTGGGAAGTGGGGCCGCATTCCCCGTCATGGATGAAGGTTGAAGGGGATGACAACGTGCTGGACCTGAAGGGACCCCGTGCCCTGGCATGGCTGGAGAATCATTACTTGGGCACCCTCCGGATTCCCTGGCAGGGCAAGCGCCGTGAATCGGTCCGACGGTACGGGTGGGCCTACCGCCCGGGGATGCTTGAACCATGTCCGTTCACCGGCGTCTGCTACGACGATGACTTCCTGGAGCATCTAATCAAGTGCCTGAAGGAAGGCGATACGGTCCGCGAGGCGTTTGAATCCCTCGCCGTGGTTGCCCAGCGGCTAATCGAGGCCGAGCTTGATTACCTGACTTCCCGTGATGGGTTCCTCGACATGGCCGAGGCGAACGGCTGGGAGTTCACCGAGGAAGGGAAGTGGTGGAGAGGGACCCGAGGCTGACCCGCCGCCGCCCGAAACGGTCCCCAGGATTCCCCAGCGGATCCCGGGGCCGTCCGGCGGGAGCGTCATTCCCGCCGCTGATGATGGGCAGATTCCCCAGCATGAAAGTAGGAAACACTATGAAGGCGATTATCTACGTCGAGGTGGACAACCTAGACAAGATGGAGCGAGTTTGGGATTCCCTCCAGGCATCCGTGGAGTCCCGCGAGGTCTCGGGGTTCTTCACGCTGACCGTCGATGGCAAGGCTTGTCTCCAGGAACCGCACCGGCGGGACCTGGACAAGCTGGCGGAAGTGCTGGAGGGTGCGGAAGGGGGTGCCAAGTGAGCAATTCCACTTACCGCCCTGAGCAATCCGGGGTCTACACTCCGGCAATGCTTCCGGAGCCCATCTATATCGCCGTGCCCCACCAGCTTCCTCCCCGGGTCCACCACGGGCATCCTCCGGACGATTCCCATGACCTTCACGCCCTGCATGAGTGCCGGACCGTGGATGACCTGGAGGCCCTTGCGGCTGCCTCGGGGCGCGGCGGCGTCCAGCTTCGTCATCAGGCGTTGGCTGTTGCCGTGATTGCCCGCAGGGAGCTTCGGAGGCTTGGGATTTGGGGGGATGAGTAATGAGCAATTCCACTCACCGTCCTGAGCAATCCGGGGACTACGTTCCAAACGTGCGCCACGTTGTCTCCGAGCTTCGCGCACTCAACGAGCGGGTCCTGGTGTCCGCCAACCTCACCGGCAGGGAGAACGAGTATTACCAATGGGTTTCCATTGCCATCGAGGCGCTTGAACGTCTGCATGGCGAGCGCGACGAGGCACGGAGGATGTACTGCCGGTGCCGCATGGATCTCGATGGGGTCCCGATGGAGGAGCTAAACGAGGAAGGTGCGGCGTTTGCGGCAAGTCGAGGCTGGGACTGCTTCGGTGGATACCAGGCATGAACGCCCTCCTCGCCGTCTATTCCCTCCCGGTTGTCCTGCTGATCCTCTTTGCCATCCTCGGATGGATACTGGATCCTCCTGACACTCGCCCCTAGCATCCGCAATTCCCGCGGGTACCATTCACCTACCTACTTTCTGCCCCCCTGCTCAGGATTACGCCCTGGCAGGGGGGTATGTCTTTCCTGGGCTGGGTGGATTCCCGTATGCCGTAGGTGAATTGGGGGAAACTTCTCGATTCCCCTCTTGACTTGATGTCTCGACCTGATGACAATTACCTACGCATGACGGCGTACGAGACGAGAGCGGTGCTGTACCGGCGGATTGCCGAGCTTGAACGCTTGGTGGATTCCCTCCGGGAGGCCCTCAATTCCCCCAAGGAGCGCAAGGATGCGGATCCAGGATCTTCAGGTGGACGTGGCGGTGGAGTACCTCAGGGCCAGGGCGAGGGCGGAAGCGGGAGCCCTTGACGTTCATCCGGATTCCATCATGCTGAACCGGGCGGCCGACCTCCTGGTTTCGCAGAGGGAATCCCTCGCTTCCTTGCGGGAGCTGAAGGAAAGGATCGTTTCCCTCCAGCGCCAGGTTGCCGAGTACGAGTGCAGGGAGATGCAGGGATGATCCGGCGTCGCGCTGCCCGTCTCACGCGGGACTACGGGATCGACCCGGAAACCCAGAATCTTGAGGATGGATCCTGGAAATGGCCTTCCATCCGGAAGACGTTGTCGTATAATTCTCCTGAACGCTGTCTTGAGCGGCAGGTCATCCGAAGCCTCCTGGGGTCCCCGGAGGCTCGTTTTCTTGTTCTCGGGAAGCGTGAGTTGTTTCGGGCCCTGGGGGCCGGGTGGAAGTCAGAGATTCAGCGGTTCACTCCCTCCCGCATCCGCAGGGTGCAGCATCTCGTCTGTGAGTCTTGCGTGGGGGTGTCCCTGCGACTCACGGACGACAACCTGATCGTGAGGGTGTTGGCATGAAGATTCTTCTGTCGTCGCTGTCGCTGCGCCCGTTCCATTTCGAGATCGAGACGTTTCCCGGACCGTACTTGTACATCAATCTGTTTCGCCGCTGGGATTTTTGGATGAACTTGCGATTGTCGCGTTGTTACAATGATTTCCATGAGCAACGCCAAGAAACTTCTGGGGGTGATCCGCGTCCTTCGCTCGGTGGATCCGGAGATGCCGCTCCTGTATGCGGGGATCTTCATGGAGGTGGGTGTGAGGAGTCCGCATCCCTACATGCTGAACGAGGTCCCGGAGACCTTCGGGGTGAGCAGGGCGACCGCCAGCCGTGCCCATGCCTACCTGTCGAGCTACCTGGTGAACACGGGGCTCACCAAGAGGCCGGGGCTTGGCCTGATCCGCAGCGAGGCAAGTCCCGAGAACCGGCGGTGTCTTGAGCTGACCCTGACTGCCAAGGGGAAGGCCGTGTACGAGCAGGTGATGAACGCCTTGGACAAGAAGTAGGGGACCAAAGATGCCGGTGACCAAGCGCAACAACTCATGGCAGGCAAGCGTCGTCCATGAGGGCAAGAGGCTTCGGTACTCGTTCAGGACGGAGCAGGAGGCGAGGCTCTGGGAGAAGGAGGCGGAGCTGGCGGCGGTGAAGGGGCTGGCCCCTTCGGTTCCAGCGAAGTCCGCCGATGGAGTCGCGGGGAAGACCGTTGCCGACCTCCTGGTCCTGACGCACCAGTCGAAGTGGGCATCGCTCAAGACGGACGTGATGTTCGACACCGGGAGCAGGGTGGCGAACGAGCTCGGGCCTGACCTCGAGGTCCGCGACGTGACCTACGAGCGGGTCGTGTCCTGGGTGGCCTCGCTGCGCTCAAAGGGCCTTGCCCAGGCGACGATCAACAGACGCCTGGCTGCGCTCTCCTCGATGCTCGGGGTTGCCGTGGACCTTCGGTGGATCAAGGAGAGGCCCAAGCTCCCCTTCGGGAAGGAGCGCAAGCATGAGCGGCGCTACCTCCTGAAGGAGGAGGAGGATGCGATCCTCGCCAACCTCGAGGGCACCCGCGAGTGGACGCTGGTGGTGCTGGCGGTGGAGACCGGGCTTCGCCTGAGCGAACTCCTTGGGCTTCGCTGGCGTGACATCGGCAAGGACCGGGTCACGGTGGTCGAGTCGAAGAACGGCCTGAGCAGGACGGTCCCCCTGACCAAGAGGGCGAGGGCGGTGGTGGCCGACCTTCCGAGGGATGCCCCGGGTCCCTTCACCGGGATGAACAGGTTCGAGGCCAGCCGGCGGTTCCGGGCAGCGGCGGTGGCTGCGGCAATCACGGACAAGTCTGTCGTCTTTCATTCCCTCCGGCACACCTGCGCCTCGAGGCTGGTGATGTCGGGGGTGGACATCCGCCGGGTGCAGGTGTGGATGGGTCACCGGACGATCCAGTCCACCCTTGTCTATGCTCACTTGTCCACCTCGTCCCTCCAGGACTCCGTGGCACAGTATGACCGCTTCACCGAGACAGAATATCTTGTGCGAGATGGACGTGACACATGTGGCAGAATCGGTGTCACGGATGGCACAAGTGCCGGATAAAACCTTCGATTAGAACGCGGGCGTGGCGAAACTGGCAGACGCACGAGATTTAGGTTTCCGTGTAGTGAGTGTCACGGATCTAAGACAGTCACACAAGACAAGCGAGTATGACCATGTTTCGTGCGGAATGACACAGATGGTCCTTGTCCGTGACACGGAACGGTCGCGGATTGGATGGCTTCGTGTGGCAGAATCGGTGCCACGCGGGGCCGGCTGGGTGGTCCGAGAAGTCGATTTCTGACACACATCGAGCACGGCCAAGGAAGGCCGGGAACGGAACCAGGGATGGGAAAGATCAGCCAGCGTGAGCTTGACCTCGAGTCCTACGAGCGGGGCCGCAAGCGGTACTACCGCAACGTCCGCCGGGCGATGGACAAGGGGGTGGAGAGCGAGAGCAACTGGGGTGCCCGGATGGTCGAGAGCGCCATCCTGCCGTTCTCGGACCGCCTCAAGACCGTCATGGAGACCGACACCGGGGTAGGGGCGGTGCTTCTGAAGAGCCTCGGGCTGGCCCCCGAGGTGATGGCGATGATCGCCTTCCAGAGCCTCCTCGACGGGTGCTCCAAGAACAAGACCTTCACCCGGGGCTGCATCGAGGCGGCCAAGGCGGTGCAGGCCGAGGCCATCGCCAAGCTCCTCCGCAAGGAGAGCCCCGAGAAGTTCGAGACCTACAACATGTGGATCCACCTCCGGGGGACCCAGCGCAAGTCCAAGGACATCAAGCGGATCGCCTCCTACACCCACCCGGAGATCGTCGAGAAGTTCGCCTGGACCGACGAGGAGTCCCTCAAGGCCGGCTACGTCCTCGCCATGACAGCCTGCGAGGCCACGGGACTCCTCGAGCGTGTGACCTACAAGCGGTCCGCACGGCACACCGTTGCCGCCCTGGCGATGACCAAGGAGGCATGGGCCTACGCCCACAAGGCGATGCGCCACGCAGAGACCCTGCGCCCCGTCAAGCTGCCGATGGTCGTCCCTCCCCGCAAGTGGGTCAACCCCGACGACGGCGGCTACGAGCAGGGCCTCGGTGACTCCCTCGTCCGTGGTTCCTCGAAGGTCGCCAAGGCAAGCCACACGAAGGAGGCGATGCCCCTGGTCTATGACGCCATCAACGTCATCCAGCACACCCCCTTCCGGGTGAACCAAGGCGTCCTCGCGGCTGCCCTCGCGCTCATGGAGAGCCGTTCGCCCATCGGTGACCTCGACGTCCATGAGGAGACGCCGATGCCGGAGCGACCGCCCGAGGCTGACCTGAAGACCCGCAACCTCGACCAGTTCCTCACCCTGCGGCGCTACTACATGGACTGCACCCGGATTGCCGAGAACAACCGGAGGATCTCCTCGCGCCGCCTCGGGGTGATCCAGACCATCAACCTCGCCGTGAAGTTCGCCTCAGAGAAGGACCTGCGGTTCTTCCACGCGGCTGCCCTCGACTTCCGTGGGAGGTTCTACTGCCAGGCCACGGGCCTCTCCCACCAGGGCAACGACCTCCAGCGGGGCCTCATCGAGTTCGGCCTCGGGCATCCGGTGCCGCCCAAGAGCGAGGCCATGCAGGCGTGGCTCCGTCACGGTGCCGCCGTGCTCGGCAGGAAGGGCACCCTCGAGGAACGTGCCGGCGTCATGGCATCCATGATCCGCTCCGGGGAGATCGACGCCATCGCCAAGGACCCGCTCTCCACGGTCCACCTCTGGGGCAAGGCCGACGAGCCCTTCTCCTACCTGGCGTGGTGCCTCGACATGCCCTTGGTCCGCGCCGGCAAGCCATCGCACCTGATGGTCGCCGTGGACGGCAGCTGCAACGGACTCCAGGTCCTCAGCCTCCTCCTGAAGGACGAGGTCGGTGCCGCCGCGGTCAACGTCATTCCCTCCGACCGCCCGAGCGACATCTACCAGATGGTCGCTGACCGGACGATGGTTCGCATCCGGGATGCCGCAAGGCTCGGGGAGAACTTCGCCCGTGAGTGGGAGGCCCTCGGGGTCAGCCGCTCGATGGTGAAGCGCCCGGTCATGTGTTTGCCGTACTCGATCAGCCAGCGGTCAGCGATGCTCTACCTGAAGGAGGCGTACCTCGAGAACCACCGGGACGGCCCGTGGATGGACCCGAGCAAGCCCTGCGGGTTCCTCATCCGCAAGGTGTGGCCGAGCATCGGGGAGATCGTGGTGAAGGGCACCCAGTTCCTCGACTGGGCACGGAAGGCAGGGCAGGTCATCGTCAATGCCGGCATCCACCCCATGTGGGTGACCCCGGACGGCTTCACGGTGCAGCAGTCCTACTACTCCTACGAGCCCTCGAAGGTGAAGACCACCCTCGGGAAGCAGGCGCACATCTGGCAGATCCGCAACCAGACCGCCAAGATCGACCGCAGGAAGCACGTCAACGGCATCGTCCCCAACCTCGTCCACAGCCTTGACGCGACGGCTGCACGGATGACGGCGAGACGACTGGTCGCGGCCAAGATCCCGGACATGGCGTTCGTCCACGACTCCTACCTCGTCCACGCCGCGTTCCAGCCGGTGCTTGCCCGTGAGCTGCGCGAGGCGTGGATCGACACGTTCGAGGGTGACCCCCTCAAGGACTGGATGCGGCAGATCGAGGCGCAGCTCCCGAAGGGGTTCACGCTCCCGGAGCCCCCGGGCTACGGCAACCTCGACATCACGCAGCTGCGGAACTCGAAGTATTTCTTTGCTTGACCCAATGTCACGGATTGCGGACACTCAACCAAGCGGTACAATGGGAAACATCCCCCAACCAAGGAAGGAAGGAACAGCATGAAGAGAGCATTTCAGCAGGTCACGACCCCCGCAGGCATCCTCCAGTACCCGGCGCTCATCGAGCCCGACACCCGGTTCGACGCCTCCGGAGTGTTCAAGACCAACATCGTGATCCCCGCCGGCGAGGGAGCCGACGACCTCGAGGAGACCCTGATGAACGCCCGGACCGCCTGGCTTGCCTCATGCGCCAAGGAGTCCGGCGGCAAGAAGGTCAAGGTCAACGAGGCGCTCCCCTGCTCCCGGGACGACGAGAACAACCTGGTCGTCAAGGCGAAGCTCCCGTTCCAGGTGAACACCAAGAGCGGCAAGAGCTGGCAGCAGAAGCCCGCGCTGTTCGACGCCAAGGGCCAGAAGGTTGACACGACCAACCTTCGGATCGGCAGCGGCACCCGTGCCCGCCTCGCGCTCGAGATCAGCACCTACAACCAGCCGGCGACCGGGGCCGGGATCAGCCTCCGCCTCCGCGGGGTGCAGCTCATCGAGGTCGTGGAGCCCAAGGGCAGCAGCGCCGGCGACTTCGGGTTCGGCACCGAGGACGGGTTCGTCTCGGAGACCTTCGACAACTTCGAGGATGACCCCAAGCCGGTCAAGGCCGGGTCCGCCAAGAAAGCCACGGACTTCTGATGCCCAACAACCGGGAGCGTGGGAAGCGCGGGGAGCGGGATGCCCGGGATGCGATACGCAAGTGCTGGGGAATCCAGTCTGCGTACCGGGCAGCCCAATCCTCCGGTTCCCTCTCGGCTGACCTCGGAGGCACCGGAGACATCCATTGCGAGGTGAAGCTCAGGAAGTCCATCGCGGTCTACGACTTCATCGAGCAGGCAATCCGCGACTGCAAGAACAAGGTTCCCGTCGTGCTGATGCGCCGGGACAGGAGCGACTGGCTCCTGATGATGAGGCTCGAGGACACACAAAGGTTCATCCATGCACTACAGCAACTCCTACAAGACCGTCCTGAACCCGCAGCTCGTCCCAGCCGACCCGGAGAAGCCGACGTTCTCGGTTGACGGGGACTCCCTGGTCATCACCTCGGGTGACATCCGGATGACCCTGACGAACAGCGAAGCCTGCTCCCTGAGCACCTTCATCGAGCGTCACCTCGGGAAGTCCTGGTTCAACTCGTTCCTCAGCAAGACCGAGGCTCCGACTCCCAAGTCAACCCGCTGCTACGCGGTGGAGGCATGAGTGAAGGTCAAGTACGACGGGCAAGGAACGCTCGTCACCGTCTCCTTCTACATGCGTGAGGAAGACCACCCCTGGGATGCCGGGGTGACGATCCGGAGGACCCGGGCAGGGAAGCCTGGGGTCGGATCGAAGGTGGACGAGAAGTGGCTTCCGGTCCGCAGGTCGGACGCGATTGACCTCTTGCCCCTGATGGGGCAGAACGTCAACGCCGTCTGGTCCCACGGCGAGGCAACCGCAGTCGTCTTCACCGCATGACGGAGTCGTCTCGCTTCATCCGCCATGAGCCTTGCCCGAGCTGTGGATCGAGGAACAACCTCGCCCGCTACTCGGACGGCCATGCCTACTGCTTCGGGTGCCAGCACCATGAGCGGGGCGAGGGTGTTGAACCGCAGCAGCAGAGAGTAGGAAGGATCCCAGGGATGATCGAAGTGGAATACGCAGCCCTCGAGAAGCGTGGGCTGACCGAGGAGACCTGCCGGCTCTGGAACTACGGCATCGGGGAGCACCACGGGAACCCCGTGCAGGTCGCGCTCTACCGGGATGCCTCTGGAGAGGTCGTGGCGCAGAAGCTCCGCACCGCGGACAAGCAGTTCAGGATCCTCGGGGATGCCTCGCGGATGGTCCTGTTCGGCCAGCACCGATTCTCGGGGCAGGGCCGGATGGTCGTGGTGACCGAGGGCGAGATCGACGCCATGAGCCTGAGCCAGGTGCAGGAGCACAAGTGGCCCGTGGTCAGCGTCCCCAACGGTGCCCAGTCGGCACCCAAGGCCATCGCCAAGAGCCTCGACTGGCTCGAAGGATTCGACCGGGTGGTCTTCGCGTTCGACATGGACGAGCCCGGGCAGAAGGCGGCGAAGGAGTGCGCCAAGGTCCTCAGCCCCGGCAAGGCGTTCATCGCGCAACTGCCTGCCAAGGATGCCAACGACTGCATCCGAAGCGGCAAGGCGAAGGAGCTGGTGAACGCCACCTGGATCGCCCCCGCCTACCGCCCGGACGGCATCGTGGCGGCACAGGACATCTGGGAACGCATCGAGTCCTTCGACGCATCCCCGGGCATCGCCTACCCCTGGGCACCCCTGACCCAGATGCTCCACGGGATCCGCCCGGGTGAGCTCGTCACGGTCACCGCAGGGACCGGGGTGGGCAAGAGCCAGTTCTGCCGTGAGCTGGCCTACCACCTCATCAAGAGCGGAACCCCGGTCGGCTACATCGCCCTCGAGGAATCCGTGGCCCGCACCGCCATCGGCCTGATGAGCCTCGAGGCCAACCGCCGGCTCCACCTCGGGGCCAACAAGGAAGAGCTCAAGGACTCCTTCGACCGGGTCTTCGGGGAGAACAAGGTCTACCTCTACGACCACTTCGGGTCCACCGAGGGGCAGAACCTCCTCGACCGCATCCGCTACATGGGCAAGGGCCTCGGCTGCAAGGCCGTGTTCCTCGACCACATCTCCATCGCCGTGAGCGGCCTCAACGACGGGCAGGGGGACGAGCGACGGATGCTCGATGCCTTGGTGACGAAGCTCCGCACCCTGGTCGAGGAGACCCAGATCACCCTGTTCATGGTCTGCCACCTGAAGCGCGTAGACGGAAGGAGCCATGAGGAGGGAGGCGAGGTAAGCCTGAGCCACCTCCGGTCGAGCCAAGGCATCGCGCAGCTCTCCGATGCGGTGATCGCGCTCGAGCGGAACCAGCAGGGCGAGAACAAGAACCAGACGAGGGTTCGCGTCCTGAAGTGCCGCTACACGGGAGAGACGGGTTCCTGCCTTGCGCTGGAGTACGACAAGGAGACGGGCCGCATGGCCGAGTGCCCGATGTTCGATCCGGCGGAGGACCCGAAAGAAATAGACGGCAATATTCCTTTCTGACCCTTGGATCGCCAAGGATCGTCAATACATTGTCTCTGAATCAAGACGGTTGTGCGAAAGGATCAAGGATGATCGCTGACGGCCCCATGTTTCTGGATGGATGCGACGACGCCGTGGTGGGCTGGGCGGTCCGTTGCAGCCAGCCGGCAATCGTCGTCTACGACCACGCCAAGCTCGTCGAGAAGTTCATGGACGACGGCATGACCGAGGAGGAGGCCCATGAGTGGGTCTCGTTCAACATCGAGGGAGCCTGGGTCGGCAAGGGGACGCCGGCGGTCATGTACCGGGGAGATGCGGACGATGCGCGGGAGGCGCTTGGGGAATGAGTACGTCCTCTCCTCCGGAGTTCCCTAACGGCAGGTTCTCCCTCATCTGCGCTGATCCACCGTGGTCCTACCTGTGGGGAACCGGCAAGGACGGTGGGAACTTCGCCCCCGAGAAGCACTACGAAACGATGAGCACCGATGAGATATGTGCTCTTCCTGTTCGCCGTGTCCGGGACAAGAACTGCGTATTGGCGCTAT